GTTTCTAAGATTAAATACCTTAACGACTTCTTCATCGCCCATGAGGACTCCGCTAGTTTTTCCAACACTATACTTCACTTATTTTTAATCTCACGTACTTTCCACATCTTACCAGTGCCGTTAAACTCGCCGATAATATTAATGCTACGTCTGCGCTGCGTTGGTTGAAGACGAGGAGAAACACTATGGACGCTATCTTTAACATTTAAGAACATACAAAAGGTATTGCGGTTATAAGGCACTGTTTTAACAGGCGAATGTAAATCATTGTCTACTTGTCTACCCAGGCTCTTGTTTACTTCCTTGATCTCTCCAGTTGTCTTGTGTATAGTAAAATTGCCGCCTGTTGAGTTATCAGTTCTAGGACGCATGTATAAGAGTCCAGCATATATTTCTACAGGATTGTCAACATGTGGAGTACGACTTGTTCCTGAGGAATCCACAGGCTCGTGTACTACAAACTGACAGTCTGTTACATAATGTCCACCAGTGTCTACATCACGTACACTAACATCTTTAGTTAACATATCGTGCATAAATTCATCGCCGTATGCTTCTACTATGTGAGGCTCAAATACCTTAGCACATTCTTGGAAATACTCTGGGCTAGTGTGATATGCAAAGAAGTCTTGCCATATAGCAGGAGGTGCTTCTTGAGCACATTCCTTTGCTTTATAGCGATAGCATATACCACCATCATGCGGTGTTGTGCTACATATTAACTCCTCTGGAAACGTTGCATCCAGTTCATCGTACACACTCTGCGGAAGTGCTTCATCAATACAAATATGTGGGTATGGATGGGCAAAGACAGTTTTTACGTTCTGTAATACACTTAATTTATTCATTGAATTTCCTTTGGTTCAAATACGTAATCACTCTTAAATCTGCCTGTATTTACATACCCTATATTTTCTAAATATGCACCAGCTTGATTTTCTTGATCTCCGTATCCCCATTTTACATCTGCACCGCATTGTTCGATAACTATCATGGGCCTGTATATCTGTATGGTTTCAACAGCACCTTTAAGTACCCTGAGCTCTTGACCTTCAACGTCTATCTTAATAAAATCTACATCACTGAAGTTAAAACTATCCAATGGGCGAATTTGTATGCCAGATCTTGTCTTTGCAGGGTTTCTAAGTTTAGCATTTATTTCATTAACAACCAATGAGCCACTCATATCAACAACCTCGTCGATCTCACCAATGCCACAATCCCATAACTGCACTTTTTCTTTGGATATGTTACGATTAAAATTATGCAGGACAGCAGAGTTAGGCTCAAAACATTTTAATTGCAAGAAATCATGCAGTAAATAATGCGTGTATTCACCGTATCTGCATCCAACATCAATAGCAGTCCTACACTTTGTTTTAAGAAAAAAATCTTTCATATAAACATAATTTGCATGTAGTACATTATCCATTAGCTCAGGATAATGAGCATAGATAAGCTCTCCTTTTTGTTTGACATACAAATCTTCGTCAAACTCTAGTGGCGGCACTGGGATCATTTCTTTATTCCGTCACTTCTTTGTTGTTGAGTAGCATCATATTCGTGTGGATTCTTTAGTTTTTCCTGTTGTATTTGTTGCTTACTAACTTGTTTCATATCGTTCCACCACTCAGCAGTGTGGCTCCAGTTTCCTTGCAGATCACTCTTGTTGCTTCTGCCAAGCTCCTTGCGGAACCCTTTTAGATGATCCATGTATGCACCTAACGGACTATTAATAAAGACATGTCCAGATGCGTCTGGCCCTCCAATGTCGTTAAACTTAGTTCCATTAGCTTTATACTTTATTATTAGTTCGCCAAAGATATAACTGTCATGATATTCAACGTGGTTAAAGATGTCATTACTTTCGTAAATCCAACGCCATTCTTTCATAAACTGTTTAAAGTCTGGATGTCGTGTGTTAAACATCATCCAACCGCATTCAGGCCAAGTTCTGCGACCTAAGTATGTTACTAATTCATCTTGTGCTGGAGCCATGCTCTGCAAAAACTCCATGGTAATCTGAGAATGTGTTCTAACATCACCATCACACCATATTACTACATCTGCATCGGTGTTGTCAACCATGTGCCATATTGCAAAAACTTTATTAGCAAACCTGCTAGCATCCCATAAAAAACTCTTCTTTGAATGGTCTTTATTCCATCCATGTGCGTTATCGTTATCTTTGTGCTGCTCTTGCCAAGACTTTAAGTCAGGAAGTGTAGTATGTTGATCCAATACTTTAATATTGTTTGCGTCGTAAGTGTTAGGCTCGTGATCTTCTGCGTATATTGTTAAGTCTACTTGGGTAGGCCAGTTCTGGCAAAATCCTTGAATAAAGTGATCTCCATATTTTTTATACCCTGTCTTGTGCCAGGTTGTGCAAACTTTAAAATTCATGGAGTAATTCCTTTAATAAATATATGCGTATATAATAACTAAAGGTATTTATAATGATAATAAGTCACTTCCCAAATAACTTGCCAGGCAACAACACCCTGGTATACCCACAACTCATTGAGGCAATATCAAAGACAGACACCTTAGTTAAAGGTAAAATGGACGCTGATGCGGCTCTAATATGGAGTGTGCTATGGTTTGGACAAATGGGTAAAAACAAAGAGGTATGGGATCGATATCGCGCACAAGGTAAACCAGTTATAGTAATAGAAGTTGGTGGGTTAATACGTAACGAAACCTGGAAACTAGGTATTAATGGTATTAACCGCGACGCTGACTTTGCACTAGACGTGGGTGTAAATCCTGATAGGGTCAAGAAGTTTGGCATTGAGATGAAACCTTGGCAAGAAGACGACAAGCCATACATCTTAGTATGCGGTCAGCATGCACACAGCCAACAGTGGGTAGACATGCCTGACATGGAAACTTACTTTAAGGAAACAGTAATTAAGATACGTGAACACTCAGGTAAACCTATTGTGCTTAGAAGTCATCCTAGGTTTAGAGAAAATTTACATTTCCCAGTTAAAGACGCAGAGTGGTTTAAACAACAAAATTGTGAGTGGAATATTGCCCAACAAGTGCATGAAACCTATGATAGCTTTGATTTTGAGCATCAACTTAAAGAGACTGCACTAACAGTTAGCTATTCTAGCAATGCAGGAGTTAGCAGTGTAATACAAGGTATTCCCAGTGTAGTTAGTGAACATAGTTTAGCTTATGGTGTAACCAGCACATTTAGCGAGGCAAGGTCTCCAGACAGAGAAGATTGGATAATTGACATGGCTAATATAGAATGGCTTGCTGACGAGATAGGCGATCAATGGCTACGTATTAGACAAAAATTATAAGCAATAAATAGTAGTATGGATACTCTTAGCACCGCAGTAAATAACCCAGAAGCACTTGCTTTGTACACATCAGAATTAATCGGGCCTTTTTTAGGCATGATACTTATTCTGATCGCATCATTTATGTTTAAAGATTTTATAATGAAATTTGGAAAAGGCATTGCTTTTTCCATGAACAGCCAGTTTAGGGAAGGCGATCATGTACTACTGGACAACGAAGCCGCTCTCATTGTAAAGATTGGAATGACACAGACTGTATTTGGTATTAACAAGGCATCTGGAGATTATATCTGGAGATACGTTCCTAACGAAAGAATATCCCATCTAAAGTTAGAAAAAGTAGTGTTTAATCATAAGCCTGAACTAAACGGCCATCAGATTAGCCAAAACTCTGAAGATATACAAGTACTTAAAGAAAAGTCTTAATTACTTAATATTCCTAGCATTGACAAATGTCTAGTAGATTGCCATGTGTTATTAAAAAGTTCCAGTGCAACCTCAACATTGTTAATATTTTTCTTATTAGGTTTACGTTTGGCTTGTGCTAAAGATTCTGTTGCCGCGTGTAGACAGTGGTTTGACTCAGAAAACTTTTTTTGCAGATTTCGGTATACTTCCCATCCTTGTTTGTTTTTTGAACCGTTTTGTAAGCTCAGTGACTTAAGAATAGTTACTTGTTCTTTAGTAAACTCAAGAGTGGTGTCACTAACATGCTGTTGTAAGGATTTAAGTTTTTTTGTATAATCCATTAAACTTGTACATCTTCCATTCCAGCAGTGCGTAGCCTAACTATATGCCCTAACATAAAGTTTTTAGATTCTGTGCCTTTCATAACGCCTAGCCACTTATTCCTAAGCAGGGCAATTTCATTAATGATACATTCAAAGTCTACTACCTCATCCTCACCATCTACATACTTCTCAGCGTCACGACTTGTTAATGCTCTGGGGTAGTTTTCCAAGTACTTAACAAAGTGCTTTCGCCTAATTTTGCGAAGTTGGATATTGAGAAAATTAAGGACAGCTTCAACTTCCTGTAGTTGGCTAAAACGTATCTCAGTAACAGCAGGCAGTTCTTTAATTGATTTCTCAACTAGCCCGTGTATCCCTATTTCTTTCTTTGCTACAGATAACTCTGACTCATAATGCGCCAGGAAACCTGGAATATTGCTAAGATCTTGTGTCACTTTGGAATACCAATTTATCATAGTAGTATTATATATTTCCTGCGCAGTTATGTCAAATACTTAAAACTTTATTATACAATTCGTCCATATTATTAAGTGGTTCTGCAGATAATTTTAAATAATGTCTCCAGAACGGAGCATCAAATGCAACTACAAGTTTACTATTATTAGCCCATAGCCCGTCTTTACTCACAGGTAACCATTTATCGTGTTCACAGTAGGCAGTTTTTTGATAAAGATACCCTACATCCGAACATATATCAACACTGTCAATAGCTAACTGGGTAATTCTAATATTCTTATCCTTAACTATGTTTCCTTGACTATCGACTATTGTATCATGCTTAGTTTTATTTACTAACTGAATCGAAAACTCTTGACTGCATGTGTAGTCATAATTAATATCAAACTCATATTG